AGTGTCAGTGGAAATATTACAGGTGGTAACATACTCACCGCCGGTTTGATCAGTGCCACGGGTGCTGTTACTGGTGCTGCCATAACAGGCACAAGTCTTACTGTATCAACTGGCAACATTACCGGTGGCAATCTGTTGTTGTCGGGCGCTATTATTGACTCGGCCCAACTAGATATTCAAACCTCAGCCGGCAGTGCCAACATTGCACTGGCCCCTAATGGTACCGGCATAGTAACTGTAAGTACACAGGTCAGTGCTGTGGGCAACGTAACAGGTGGTAATATTCGTACCGCAGGGTTGATATCAGCAACTGGTGCCATCACAGGTGCGGCTATCACGGGTTCTAGTTTGACAGTATCAACTGGCAACGTCAGTTGTGGCAACATTGTCAACACCAACGGCAACGGAGTAGGTAATATTGGATCAAGCTCGCTCTATTTTAATACAGTGTTTGCCAAAGCAACATCAGCACAATACGCCGACTTGGCAGAGATGTATGCAGCCGATAATCATTATGAGCCAGGCACCGTGATTGAATTTGGTGGCGCCAACGAAGTAACCTTGAGCACTAAAACTCACAGCACACGAGTGGCAGGGATTATTTCAACCAATCCTAGCTATTTGATGAATGCTGATCAAGCCGGAAACAATGTGCTACCAGTGGCACTCACAGGTCGAGTTCCATGCCAGGTTGTTGGAACTATTGTCAAAGGTGATCGACTGGTGTCCAGCGATTGGCCTGGCGTGGCTACAGTATTGGATTCTGACAAATATCAACCTGGTTGCATTATTGGTAAAGCTCTAGAAAACTATAACAGCCAAGAAACTGGAATCATTGAAGTAGCAGTAGGTAGGTTCTAATGCAGGCCCGATATAGATCGGATTATGCTGGCGAATTTATTGTGTTAGAAACACAATGGGCTGGTGGCACAAAAAAACAAAAACGAGAATGGGTGGTCAATCCCATTGAAAATCATCATATCAGTGGCCGTGCGGCCTGCATTGGCAGTCATATTGATATTACAAAGTTTGATCATAATATGTTGCAAAGACATCGCGGCGGCCTGCTAGGAAGTAAAAAATTACAAACCTATGGCATAGGATCAATTGCACAAAGCATGCGATTAGATTTTTGTGTTGAAAGCAACACTGATAATCTTCAAAAACTAATTGACAACAATTATTACGAAAATAATATTGTATACACTACCAACAAAAATTGCTTGGCCTGGCCTGGACTTTTTTATATAATTCCTTACCGTACAAAATTGTTAGATCTGTGCCAGTTAATTTATTTGGCTGCATTTGATGGGCACAAAGAGATTTTCATGTTGGGGTACAGCAACGACACACCAATTGAAAGTCAAAATTGGATAGGTGAAATCAAAACAGTGTTTGATGCATACTCCGGCACAAAGTTTTATCTGATTGGAGAGAAAACCAACCTGCCAGCATCTTGGTTGGATTCGGCCAACGTTTTAACACTGACACATAGAGAATTTATCAGCTATTGTGATGTCTGAAGTTGATGTTCTATGGTTTGAACTTTGTATCTAACAGCTTCAAAATTCACAGTTGACCACAGTCCTGGATGCATGGGTTTTGGCCATGTTCCACTGTTGATCCATGCATAGCCCAGGTGTTCACTGTTTAAAATTGGAGTAAATTCGTTTTCTACACTGCAATAAAACGTATGATACGCAAATTTACCATCCACAGTGGTAAATTTTTCTATGGGCACCAGTCGCATAAAGTCGGGCACAAAGCCTAATTCTTCATGACATTCTCTGAACATGGCATCTTTGAGGGTTTCGTTCTCTTCAATTCTGCCGCCAGGCAATCCCCATGATCCTGGATGCTTGGCATCATTGCGCATGAGATAAAGATAACGACCGGTGGACACTGAATAAAACCAAACACCCACTGCGTTTACAATACCAGATTCCATTTTCCTCCTGGATAAAGACCTTGGTAACTTTTGACCCACACTGTACCGGTCCATTGGTATTGAATTGATGTGGTTAAATTTGTCACATACTGTTGATTATCGGGACTGCTGTTACTGTCAAACACCACTTGCCAGCGAGACCCATCATATTCTATAATATCGTTGGTGTTGGCAACCAAGGGTTGACCGTTGGTTCCTTGCCAAGCTTCGGCACTGCCGTCGTCAAATGTTCCAGTAGATTCAGTCAGCAAATATCTTTGCCCTGTTGTGGCGGGATTCAATCCGGTACCGGGACCACTCCTTAAAGGATCAATCACAGCGTCAATGGGCGCTAGGGTGTTGGCTGGAACGGTGTCGGCATCAATGGTCAATAACAAAAATCTGTCGTCGGTGGGATCAAATGCAACGGTGCCTATTACCTCTGAGCCATCGTCCTGCTCAAGGCTTACATAGCTGATTCCTGGTCTCAGTACACCATACAAATTTACTATGTTATGCCACAATAAATTGCTGGGCGGTGCTGTTGGTGCTTCCAGACTAGAATTTGGTTCATCAACAACTTGTTGTTGCCGCAAGGCCTGTAGCTTGTTGCCAATCAACAGTACTTGATATCCATAAGGTGTGAAAACTTGTCGAGTTCCCAGTAATAAATCATTGTCAAGTATGGCATTTGATGCATCACCTTGCGCATCAAAAACTTGTGCAACAATTCTTTCTACCACACCTAGTTTTTTAACCATGGCTGGACTGCTAATCCAAATAGGTATGCTGAAAGTCAAAGTGGCAATGTCTATGGGATTATCCGCATTAACTGGAATGGTTCTACTTGACCAAACTACATTTTCCAAATTGCAAACAGTTAGGCTGGTCCAATCAATATAGTTGTCAGTACTTTGTATTTCTAAAGCAGGATTAAACAACACTAAAATTTGTTCCAGCAACTGCATTTTTTGATTTGTATTTGAAGTCCAAATGTCTAGGTTAATAGTCAACTTGTATGGTACTGGCATCACACGATCAATTGTGAAAGCATTTCCTTGTGTGGTTTCATATGAATCTGTGTCGGCATCATAGGTGCGTTGTCTCACAGCAATTGTGCTTACAAAGTATGGTTCTTGTATTCTTGGACGATCGTATTCAAGTCGTGTGATATAAAAAGTCATCAACGGTGTTGAGTTAAGTGTATTGGCCGAATTGTCTTGCAACACAGTTTGTGTCTGTCGACTGCTGTCGCCATAACGCACTGGCACACGAATCAAGGTATGGTCAGTTCCTTCTTCGTTGCGACCATATTCCACAGAAAAATTGCTGAATATTCTGGCAAACTGTAACAGGAAACGACGTATTTGTTCATCGTAAAAAAATTGTGTCAGTGCCATGGTTATCGTCCTGGGGGTCTTGGGTTGGGCGGTAAGTCGCCACCTTGATCACCATTGTCAGCCAAGGGTTTGAGAATTTCGCTAAGGCTCTGACGACTAGGAATGTTGCCCATGTCTGTGGTGGGTACTGTGTAAGGATTGTTGACAAATCTACTGCGCTGTGATTCAGCACCTGGATTGGCCAAGTTAAGATCAGTTCTGACATCGTCTTCAATCTTGATCCATCTTGTGCCGTTGTATCTAAATAATCTATTTGGAAAATAGTCCAGGCGCAAGGCATAATCGCCAGCAACCGGGTTGGCAGGAAAGTTTACACCCGGAGTAACTGGCAACCCGTTGGGCGGTATCAAATAGCCAGTTTCGGGATCTTTGCTGCCGGTAAGATAACCAACAGTGTATCCGAATGATTTAGGAGTAGTGCCTTGCCCGCCCTCGGTTACATCGGCGGTGACCTGAGTGGTGTCGGCTGTTAGACCAAATCCAGCCGGCTGATCAAATTCGGTTGGCAAGATATAAAACTTGACTGTGTCATAACCTGAATAAGGAACTTCTGCATAGGCTTGGGTCAGTATAGCGTCATTGATCTGCAAGTCGTTGGGACGAGTACTCATCTCATCGGTTATGGTGTTGGGATTTTCTATTAGTGTCCAATAATTGGTATTTGATATATCGGTACCAGCGGGCACGTTTTGTGAAGCAGTATAATAATTGTCACCATAATTTACCACTGTGCCTGCTGGGTAAAAATTACCCGGATCCCAGATGTTTTCAGGCATGAATGGTTTGTCAAGAATGTCTTGATACTCTTGTGCGTTGACCAAAGGAGTGGCCTTGACCCTCCACAGGTGTGGTAGCCAAGTAACGCTGAATCCTTCGCTGGCAAAATTGGCATCTTGAATCACATAATATCTTGGCAGTGCCTTGGGTTTGGTACGGTCCAGTGGATGATAATCTGTGAGATTAGGAACTTCAATCACATCCCCACTCATGAGCTTGCGACCAAAGGTATCAATCATGTCGTTGTAGTGAAATGTAATAAACAAGGTATCGCCATTTAAAAACAGGCCAAATTGTGTTAGATCAAAATCTATGTCTTGTGTCCGGTACACTCCGCGCATGATGTACACATCTGGATCATAGGTTCTATCGCGATTTTCCAACAACAACAAATCTTCAATAAACAATGGGTTGGTAGTATCATACACCGGAAGAGTGGCGTCACTGTCGCCGGCATCCCCGGTTTTTGGACCCAGGTATTTGTGTACATAGATATCAAGACCACCCACGGTGTACATTTCACTGATGGTACGATCAAGAAATTGATAATCGTTGGTTCGATTTGGACGGTACAGACTTAAACGTGGCATAGTAATGTATTTATGGGTCAAATTGACTTGAATCTTCAAACCCAGTATAATTACAGCATGGATGAATTGTTAGACCGTTTGGGCCAAATTGAACGTGCTATTCCCACTATCAAAAACAAAGTGGCCCGACGAGACCTTTTAAAGATGCTCAAAAACATCGATGTAGCTGTCAATGCTGTCAGCAGAGAAAGCGTGGAATGTCGCAGATTGCATAAAGAAACAGGACAATATCGAGACTTGGTAAAAAAAGCTGATCAATTAATAACCAATCTGGAGCAACATCTAACATTT